GGCGATGATTACTGGATTGCAAGTGTCGCGTCGCTTGAGGCCGGCGGAATTGATGCCGAATTCGATCTCCGGGCAGACGGCGCGCAGCTTGCCGGCCGACTGCTCGAGCAGCTCCTTCACATGGGCTAGGATCAGCACGCGGCCGTTCCAGCGGAGCACGGCGTCCCCGCAGATCGTGGCCATGATGGGCGTCTTGCCGCCGGCGGTCGGCACGACCGCGCATGGGTTGTCGTCCCTGGTCCGCAGGTGCTCGTACACCGCTGCCACGCATTGCTGTTGGTAAGGGCGCAGTTCCATCAGTCCTCGTCCGTCGAAGCGTCGTTCATCGGCTCGCCGTTGCGGCGTTTTGCGCCGCGCTGCTTCTGTAGTTGCTCCTCCGTGATCGGAAGTCGGTCATTGACCTGCTGGCAACGCCGGCAGATGCGATTACCTGGACCGGTCGAATCAAACAGCTTGTTGCACTTGAGGCAGGTTCGTTGCTTCGTTTGCATGTCAGCCTCCCTCCAAGCGGTTGATCTCGCGATCCAGATACCAGCGAGCCTTCTTCAGGTCGCCCAGCTGGTTGTCCTTATGCGCCGCGCGTGCGACGTACTTCACGACGTTGCCGAGGTGGAAGCCAAACTCCCAGGCCTCGATGGCGTCGATCACCTCGATTGCGCCGAACGTGTAATGAGGCGGGTGGTCGATGCGTTCTTGCGGCTCATCCATCGCGGTAGGCCTCCAGCCGGACGATGACCTTGCCGCCGAGATACACCTGGCGGCGCTCGATGGTCAGGCGAGCAATCTGCGAGTCGTCGCGATACGCACCACCGTGCGCCAGCGCGTCGAGCAGCGCTTTCTGCAGGTTGTCGATGTCGCGGCGTCGCCGATCGGGAGGATGGACTGTCACCTCCACGGCGAGCGGCCCGTCGATGGGTTGGACGCCGCGGGCCGCGAGGATCGAACAGACCGCTTGGCGAAATGCCCGACCTCCGCGGCTGATGAGCGTCCGTGCTCCCACCCGCCGCCAGTAATGGTTCACCGACGGCGGGTACGGCAGTTCCAATTCCAGCATCGTTAGCGCTTCCAGGGAGGCGTGCTGTTGGAAGCCGGCGAGGCGGCGGCCGGCGGCGGCTGGGGCGTTTCCTTCTTGGAGTAGCCCTTGATCTCGTTCGCGATCTCGCCGGTGTCGCTGCGCTTCTTGCAGCGGACGTGGATCAGCAGCGGCAGGTTGTGCATCTCGACTGAATCGCTCGGAGCGAGCACGCCCACTGCGCGGCAGATGGCGGACAACTCGCCTCGCGCGATCTTCCGCGCCGTGTCGTTGGGGTTGTCGAGGTTGAGTCGCGCCCAGAGCAGACGATTGGCGCAAGGGCCTTCGATGATCTGAAACGCCAGCTGAAGGTAATTGCCAGTGCCCGCCTTGGTCGGCTTGAATTCCGACTCGGTGATCACGGCGAGGTATTTCCCGGCCGGAATCGGTTCGAAGTCGCCGGCGGGCTCCACGGTGTTAGCGTCGAATCCACGAAGGTCAGCCATTGGATTGAGTTCCTTGGGGTTGATGGTTGGACATGGCATGAATGAACGCCGGCCACGAGAGCGGCAATTCGTCGGTGATTCCGTAGCGGTTCTTAGCGACGCAGGACGGGCCGCCCACACAGCGGAGGATGCGCTCGCCACCCGCCTTGCCGATCGCGTGCGCCGTGGTCCGCTTGCGGTTAAATCCGGCGTCCTCGGACTGCGTGCGCATCTTGCGAGTGGCGAACAGCACTGCGTCGCACCACTCGCTCACCATCGCCGCGGCATGCTTGTGCAAGCGCGGCGAGTAGCGGTCGTAGGGGGACGAATCGGGGTCTTCGAACCGCTCGACTTTCGAATGCGCGATGAGCAGCACAACCATGCCGCGTGCGTTGCGCAGCACGTTCAACTGGTCGATGATCTCGCGCCAGTACGTCAGGGCGTGCGTGTAGCCCTTGCTGTAGCCGCCGTCTACCTTCTCGATGGAGTTGACGTTGCTGGCCGCGCAGAGCTTGTCCCACACCAGGCGCTCGAGCCAATCGAGCGAATCGATGACCACGCTCTCGTAGTCGTGCTGCTGCGTGCGGAGTTCGCCCAGAGCGGTCAGCGCATCGTCGTAGGTCGCCGCCAGCGGGAACTTGTCGCAGTCGATCTCGTCAAGGCCGTCCTCGGTCTGGATGAAGATCGGCTTGGGGGCTTGCGCGCCAAAGGTCGATTTGCCGATCCCTTCGACGCCGTACAGCAGCACGCGGGGCGGCTTGGAAACACGCCCTCTCTGAACGCGGGACAACACACTCATGCGGCGGCCTCCTGGGGTTGGTTGTGTTTGTCGAATCGCTCGATTTGAAAGGCGTCGTCGCCGAACTCGCGGCTGACGAAACCAAGAAACAGTCGGTTCAGATCGCGGCCGACAGGCGTGCCGGCGTCGATCACGAGCTGCCGCTTGTCGCCGTTGAGCGCGTGGCCGGCGTCGAGGCGCACCTGGGCCTGGCCGTGCAGGCTCTCGGCCGCCATGACGGCCAAAAGCAGCGACGCCTCCACTTCCTCGAACGGAACGGACGGGGCAAACGAGTAGCGGTACACTTCCGCGCTCATGAAGGGGCTCCAAAAGAATCAGGCGGCGAGCGGCAGATACTGTTGACCTACCGGAGCGCCGCCCGATTTGTCGGAAACTATTTGAGGTAGTCGCGCAGCCCGGCCTTCTCGAATCGCGCCAGGATGCGTTCGAGCATCTCGTAGAGTGCGCCCTGGGACATGCCAAGCTCGCGCGCAGCGGCGGCTTTCGACTGGCGCATGATGAGCTCACACGCGCGCCGCATCAGCGGCGGCATCTGCTCGAGTACCGCGGCCACGTCGTGCGCGAGATTCCAAGCATCTTCGGAACACCGGCGATGCTGGCCGGTATGACGCGACGCCTGGGACGAGCAAATCGTCGCGGCGAGCTCCACCGTGCCGCCTTCTCCGTCCGCCACGGTCACGTTCAGCGATCCTCCGTCGCGGTGAAAAGCGCGTTTGCCGGCCGAGCGATGTTCGAGGATGGTGGCTGAGTACCGCTCCACGACCGTTGTGACGAACGCGTTGTAATGCGAACGGCCGGGGTCATAGTCGGCCAGTCGGCGCAACACGATCAAAGCAAGCTCCTGCTGCAGATCGGGAAGATCGCAGTGACAGAAGCCGAGACGACGAGAGATCTGCTTGGCCTTGCGGCGAATCAAGCGAAGGGCGAAGTCGTCGAGTGGGAGATTGTTGGTCGGTTGCGGCGGCGCGCCATCCTGTTTCGTTGCTGCACCCATGTCTTGGGCTCCTGCGGGAAGGTTGGAACCCGCGGTGCCCAACGCACCGCGGACAACTCCCGGCCGGCTTGCAGCAAGCGCGCAAAAAAAGACTGCGCCGCGTCATAAGGCGATGCGGCACAGTCGGTTGCAGTTGCAGAATTCTGGCTTGCACTTGCGCCAAATCAGCCAAAGTGCAAGCCGCCTCGGTTAGCCCCCGTAGGAAAGAAGTCGATCCAGATCGTGGGCCAGGTCCCACAGCGTATTGAGATCGCTTCCGGCCTCGTCCCGAAAACACCTGGTCACGTCATACGGCGCGACGCCCGCCAACCTCGCGAACTCTTCTTTCGTCGGGCATTGAAGGAGTTGGGCCCGCCCGGTTCTGTCTTGCGTATCGTGGGCGTGGTTCTTGGCGGCGCGGATGTGTTTGATCATCTCGTTCTTCAGCGCCTCAATGTTCGCCATGCGGCCGGCCCGCCGTCTGGTCTGTCTCTTGGGCGGCGCGACAGCGTCATTCCCGCCCAACACCGTTTCCACAAATGCCCCGTCGAACGTAAAACGCCCGCCCTCCAGTCCCACAACCGATTGCAGGGCAATCACCGTGTTGGGAACGTCGTTCGACCAGTCAGCGGTGTCCGGCTCGATGGGCACGAACAGCAGCGACTTGGGGCGCTTCTTGACGATGTTGAGCGCGGCGTCATCGGTGTCCCGATGCCGGCCCAACGCGAACAGAAGGTCTTTCGTCCGGCCCTGAAACCCCGCTTTGCCGATGTGCCAAAGAGGTCGCGCCAGTTCCTCCACGTTTGGAGCTGGCACATTCACCCGAAAAATTGCGGCCAGGAGCGCTATCGGATCGATGGCCCAGCGCCGCAACACGGCCAGTTCGACCTGACTGACGATGCCGCACTCAGCGCAGGAAATGTATCCGCGGGTCGCGGTGCCGCAGGCTTCAATCTGCACGGCGCGTAGCGCGCCGCAGTCCGCGCACGCATACGACGTGGCGGCGCTCGTCTGCCTTAGGACGCCCAACTGCTGCAAGGCGCTGGCGGCCTGGTCAGGATGCGTGCGTAGCTCGCCGGCCGACAGGATCGGCGGGTTCAGGTTCAACCTCTGCAAGAGGCAAGATAACAGGCTTTGAGACATCGATCTTCCAGCGCTTCAAGTACTTCTCGATGATCGCCACGCGCTCGGGCCGGCGGCCTCTGAGGTTGCACGAGCTGGGCCAGGTCACATCGAATGTCTCGATGCCCGGCTTGCGACCGTCCAGTTCGAGAAACTGAAAGCGAAACGTCAGTTTCGTCGCATGAACCTCGTTGAACGACACGTTCCGCTTGTT